AATTCATTATGTGATTTCCCTTCCAGAGCAGAGAATGGTCAGCGACGTTGGTGCCGAGGCCAGCGTTGAAATGAAACTGCCCGCCTCAAGAACATGGCCAACCAGTTCCGGGCAGGTATAGGTTTCGTTGGGCGCGACCGTCCGCGCGTCAATGATGAGGTTTGAGGCACCAGCCGATCCGGAAACAATCACGAGGTTGACCGAGAACGTCACGTTGTTGGCGCTGGTGTTTGTCACCGTGAACTTGTCGATAATCGCCTTGGCCGCCGTCGCAGTGTATTGCGCCGTCTGCGCGTTCTCAGCCTGCTTGGGCGGGATCAGAACCTTGGGTGTGACTGCCATGCTGGCCTCCTTATTGCTGAACCTGCGTCACCGCAATGATTGCGGCAGGCGAGGCAGGATAATTGTTCGGGGCGGTGCCACCCGCTGCGACGGTGACGAGCGCGACATTCGTGCTGTCTGCTTGCCACCAAAGCTCAATGTAATCGCCTGCGTCCAAGCTGAAGAACTCAGCCAGTGAGATTGGCGTGTAAGCAGTGTTCACAGAAACAGTGATGATCCGAGCCGTGTTCGCGATATTTGTTCCGTTCTTCTTGAACCAGAATATGACGTTTTTATCTACGCCGCTGTTGCTTTGAAGCTGCAAGGTCAAGTCGAATTGATAAAGGCCAGACTGCACAAAGGTAAGCTGCGAGCCAGAGACAATGCTGATGCCATTGGCGATTTCGGTGTTGTCCCACGACACAGCATAGGACGTGTTGGCCACAGCCGGAGATGTTGATACTCCTGTCTTTGTGAACTCGCCATAGTATTTCTGCTGCTCTATCGTCGGGCGCACGAAAATAGCGCCATCGGTCGCGTCGACCGCGAGCACTGCTGCCACCGGGATCACGTTTTCAGGTGCCGTTGGCTTTACGTTTGTAAAGGCACCTGCGGTTGATGGGTTGGCATAGAGGATGTCACCCACGTTCCAGGTCTCGCCAACCGGCGTGCCTGTCGTGTTGATCCCCTCAATATGTCCCCAGACCGAGCAATAGCCAATCTCGCCGGCGTTCGGCAGGTCATGCGCCATCACGCCGAGGACGTAGAGCGACGGAGACGAGCCATCTGCAAGATAGGGCGTAACCGAAAGCACGTTGCCCGGTCCCACACCAGCGAGCCCAACCACTGATCCTTTCGGGATCGTCACGCCGGTCGCGTTCTCAACCCGCGCATAATACTCAAGCCCGATCTGCTGAGTGACGCCATACTCCATGCCGATCTCGGCTGTCTGCTCAGTCTGGTGCCATGACAGCCGCGCCTTTTGATGAAAGTGCGGCGCGTTGGGGTTCAAATCGATGTAATCCGTCGCAATCGAATTGTGCGTTTCGCGGATCGGTGCCATCGCCAGGAGATCGGCCAGCCGCTTGGCATCTGTCGCATCGGCTTGCGCCACCTCTGCCTTGTTGTCGGCAGCGCCCACCGCATAGCTGTTGTCGAGGATGAGTTGCGTCAGCGTCGCGATGTCCGCTGGCGTCAGTTGCCCTGCCACCTGAAACAGACGTTCAATCGCCCGGATCGCGTCCGGGTCATTCCCGACAAAGCGGGCGATCTGGTTTCGGTTGAGCGGGGTCGGATCAGCCATCAGAACGCCAGCGGTTCAACCCGCGCCTCCAACCGTGCCATCGCAAGTTGAGTTTCGCTCGTCCCCCGGAACTTCTGCGACCGCCAGTTCCGCATGTGGCCTTGCTGCAGCCAAACCACGCGCTTGTCATACTGGCCCAGAGTGCCGACACGGGCTGGCTTCTCCACGCTGTAGGTAAGACCATCCACCGAATAGCTGGTCCAAACTGTCGGGTCCGCTCCGGGCTGCACGCGGCCTGTCAGAGATACAAGTTCCAGTTCGTGAACAATCGCGCCGCGCCCCTCGTTGTAAAGGATCATCGTACCAAACTCCCAGCCGACAGTCTGGCCCCAGTGCGTTGCTACGTTCTTGTTGAGATAGCCCACATCGGTTTCGCCAGGTTTGCAGACGTTCCAGCGGTCATAGCACCAAACCGCATCGCAGACAGCCCACCGGCCAAGCCCGACAACCGACGTGCGAAGGAAGAACCACACCGGCTTGCCAAGCGCCTGAGATGCCGCAGCGTCGAACACGATCGTCTGATCGGGCAGGTGGATTTCGAGGAACTGATGCGCGCCCTCTGTCCGCTCCTGCATGAACACGGCCGAAAGCTGCGTCTCGGTGTAGCCCGCAAGGATTTCCTCGATCTCGCGGGTTGCGATCTTCTGCGCCGTGCCGTTGGCTCCGGCCCACACCGAAACGCTCTCGTTTGTGCCGCTGCCCATGAAGGCGATGTTTTCACCGAACACGCAGCATGTATGCGTGCCTAGCGTGCCCTTTTGGATTTGTGCCCCTGGAATGCGCTGAAATGGAAAGCCCGTCGTTCCGGTGTTATTGAACACCTCGATCGTGTGCCGGTTCAATGCATATATTTCATTGCGCAGCTTGAGCAGCGACTTCACCGGGTCAGGATCAGCCTCCGAGGAACCATACTTAAGCGGGTCCACAGCGAATGGGTTGTTCAGTTCCGTGATCACAAGGAACTCGCCGTCGGTCGTCATGAAGTAGCCATCGACCCAGACCACCGTTAGCGCCACGCCGAGATCAGGATCGGTAACCTGCGTCAGCGTTGTGCCGTCGTAGAGATAGAGCCGACCACCAGACGTAACCGCCAGATAGTCGAAGCTGTAAGTGAACGACACGCGGCCCCCGGAGCCCACATTGCCGATCACCGTCACCGTGCCGTCCTGCGCCACCGTGACAAGCTTTGTGCCCATCACGCGATAGAGCACCCCGTTCCAGTTCAGCCCGCCACGGTTTGATCCAGGACCATCGCCGGTCTTCACGATCCCATCAGCCGGCCGCAAATAGCCTTCCGAAATTCCGGTCGACTTCGGGACCGGGACCAAGTTCACCGGATAGCTGGTGCGAAAGTTCGGGCTGCTGTCGGTGAAGATGCCATTGAGGATCGGGATTTGCATTAGCCCACCCGATACCAAGCCGCCGTTGCTGCATCATAGCGCATGGTGAAGAACTCATTGGCCGTGGCTAGGGTCGTCGGCGCACCAGTTACAGTCGTGCCGCCAGCCGAGACGGTCAACGCCGTGACGATCTGCGTGCAGTTGACGCTTACCTCAGCTTTGTCGTCTGGTGCAGAAGGCAGAACGATCGTTCCAGCCGCCAGCGTTCCGGTGGGCGTCAGCAGAAGCCATGTGTAGCCCTGCGCGACGGTCACTGAGAAAGGCGATGCGCTGGGCGCGGCATACTGCGTCGTCAGCGCCCCAGGCAGCACCAGTGCGCCTTGCAGGTAGCTGGTGAGCAGACTAAGTGCGGCCTTGCGAGTATCGCCTTGACTGGGCGTCCAGACCGCCAGTTGATCCCCCGGCGAAAGGCTGTCGAGAGCGGATAGCTTGTTTATGCTGGTCATCGGATTAACTCTCCAAGTCAAGAATGCTGTCCGGGCCAGCCGTCAGCGGATCGGTGGGCTGGCGCAAGAAAGGACCGCCGTAGTAGCGATAGCCCTTGTTCCCCGCACCACTCGGGATGGACATGTTGTCTAGCTGCATCTCAATCGGCTTTGCCGACTGCGCGATGATCTGGTTATAGGCGTTCTTGGCGGAAGCCTTCGTGTCCGGCGAAACGGTCTTGCCGTATCCCGGCGCGATCCGCACAGCAAGGTTAAGAGCCATCGCCTCAATGGCGAAATCGGAAACCTCGGTGAGCTGGTCCAAATCGCTTGATTTCTGCGAGGACGGCAGCGGATAGCCGAGCCGCACGCCCTTGCCGTTCCATGTCGCCATCATAGCATCGAGCCGATGAAGCGCGCTCTCAAGCTGCTGCGGGGTCAGGTCGAACACATACTCCGCAAGCCCGATTTCCCCGAAGGCCATGTTAATGATGTCGCGCTTTGTGTAGGCCATGCCTTATTCCTCCCACGCCTCGTTGACGGCAGGCGTTGCCGGATCGTCAGCTAGGAACTGGCCATCGTCAGTCCTAGCGCGCTTGCGGTTGCGCTTGGACTTGGGCTTTTCATCAACAGGCTTGGAGGCAGCCTTGATCGCTTCGAGCGGGGTCTTGTGCCACCCAGCTTTCAGCGCCGCCTCAACATCTCCGTCGTCAAAAATCTTCCACCCGTAGGTGCCATCAGGCCGGGTCTTCGGGCCGGGCGATTGATAGAGCATCGTGGTCATTTTTTTCTCCGCTTTGGCTCCTTGGAAGGTTTGCCCGCCTTCTCAGCGGCCTTGCGTGCCGTGCTGAGAGCAATGGCGATAGCCTGCTTGCGCGGCTTTCCAGCCTTCTCTTCCGTTGAGATGTTCTTGCCAATGCTTTTGCGGCTGTAGCCTTTTTTGAGTGGCATATTACTGTCCCTCGTTCAAGGTGATGGGGGGCGAGTTTCTTCGCCCCCCCCCGGAAGATCACGGCACCTGGTTGAACAGCAGGATACCCGACATTTCGGGCTGCTTGTTCACCACGCCGAAGAAGGTATCGAGACGATACTTCGTGACGGCGGTGTTGATGTCGTAGAACTTCTGCATAACCAGTTCAAGACCCTGGTCGGTCGTGCCGCGTATGATGTCCACACCAGCGTTGGTGGGGATTGCATAGCGACCCGGCAGGATTTCCAGAGCGTCTTTTTGCCAGAACACGTTAATGTCCGCCGCATCGACGTTCATCACGTCAACCGTCGC